ACGTGAATTGTACGTTGGTCAGCCGGATAGGGTAGCCGACGTAGTTTTCGCAGACGTCAAAAGCCGCGTCAAGAATAGCCGCAATATAGCCGTCCTCGTCTGTGTTGATTAAACGCAGATGGTCTTTGCAGTCCTGTAGGGAGATGTAAGCGGACGCGGGCTGTATGGTGCTGACGATGCGGCGGTGCATGGTTATCGTTTGCGCTGAGGTTTCGCTGTTGCGGTTTCGGCTTTCGGTTTGGCTGTTGCGGTTTCGGTTTCGCCCGGTTCGTTGTGAAGCTCAGCGGCACCTGCGTCGATAAGCAGCTGCGCCCGCTTTGCCTCAAGCTCGCACACTTCGCCGGCGCTGTAACAGCAGTCGTATGCGGCGGGGTTAGTTAGCCATTTGATTTTTAGGGTCTGCATTTTGGGTATTGTTTGTGGCTTTCGCCTTGCTCCCGGATGGAGCATCTAAGTCCTATCCGGGATTCCCAAACACACGGCGCGGCTGACTACCACACACCGCGCCGGTGTCGGGGGTTATTGGGGAGTTAGGAGAGGTTAGGCAGGGGTAGTTGCGTCGATGTCCTTACAAACCGCGAAGGCTTTAGGCTGGAGAACCAGGGCGTCCACAAAGTTGATGAAGTGGAAGCGGTTCAAGCCATTCACCTTCTGGGTGTATGGATCCATCTCAAGGATGGGGTTACCCCAGCTACCGAGGGCGAGCTGGCTGAAGTCACCGAAGATCAGGGCGCTCAGGTCGGAGCTGGTGCCTTTGGTCAAGGTGCTGGGTACGTTGGTGCTTGCCAACACAGGAAAACCGAGAGGCGATACGCCGGCCTGAGTCACGATGAAGTTACCTTCTACGCCGCTGGACTGCTTGGGGCGGATCATCGCGTCGGCATGAACTTGCGGGCTTGTGATGTAGGCGAGGTTCTGCATGGTCGCATTGTTTACCATTGCCTGCTTGTACAGGTTCACCCAGTCAGCGTATACCTGGTTTGCGCCGTTGGCGTTGGTCGCGTTGCTGGCAGCATTGCCGGCAAAGGTTACGGTTACGTCGCTGTTGGCGATAATGCCGGTCGGCTCGTTGGAACCGCCGCCGTTAATGGCCGCACGCTCAAGGCTGGTGGCACCGGCACGCAGCAGGTAGTCCATTACCCAGGCTTCCAGGGGGTTGCTTGACTGAAGCAGGATCTGGTCGGAAACGTCGATGTAGGCACCGAGGCGCTTCGCGCTCAGGGTACGGTTAGCCCAGGTCTGAGTGCTTTCAGCGGCTGCATCGGTTTCGCCTTCCCATGTAGCCACCGGGGCGGTAGTGTTCGCAGGGAAGCGGAGGTTTCCAACAAGGCCGTCAAACATCTGCACGCCAAGCTGGCTCAGGATCATGTAAGACTCAAGCGCATTCAGGATGCCGCCCACGTTGGTGGCAACGTTTCCGCCGCCTTCGGTGATGCCGCTTCCACCGCTTACGGTGATGTCGCGTTTTTCAGATTTGGCAGCGCGGCGATTGATCAGCCACGCGGGCAGGGTTACGCCGGTTGTGCTGGCGGTCAATCCGGCACGCATATTCTGCTCGCGTGCTTCGTCGGCCAATTCCTTTTCCAGACCTGAAACCGCGCTGCGGCTGCTCAGCTCGGTCATGGTCTTAATCATGCTGAAGCGCTTGCTGAGTTTGTCCTGCTCGCGGGCTTCGCCGGTGCCGGTGGTGTGTACCACAGGTACGGCGGCAAGGCTGCGCTGGGTAGCTTCCAGGGTTGCGATCTCGCCGGCCAGCTTTTCAACGTCGCTGTTGATTTCCGCCATGCGGGTGATCTGTTCGTCGGTCAGGCTTTCGGCCTTAGACAGGGTCAGCAATTCACCGCGCAATGCGGCCAGTGCTTCCCGCTTTTCTTTCAATTGTTTCATCGTTTATTCTGTTGAATGTTTTTTACAAAGTTTTAGCAATGATGCCGGCAAGGTCGCGGCGGGCGTTGCGTTGTTTGGCCAGCTCAGCGGCGGCGGCTTCGGTCAGTGCTTCGCGTTCTGCGATAATCGCGTCGCGCTCCTGGCGGATAGCTTCAGCATCGCGGCTGCCTACCGATGTGCCGGAATAGGCCGGATAGGTTACCGGCGAAACGTCGTAAAGTTCCTTCATGCGCAGGATGCGGCGGGTGCCTTCCTGCCCGTACTTGTCCGACCATACCCACTGCACGCCGTTTGTGATAAACGCGAAGCTGCTTTGGGTGATGTCGCCGCGCTGGATTGAACGCACAACCGAAACGTGCTCAGGGTTTGACGGGTCGGGTACGAAGCTGTAGGCAAGGTGTCCTTCATCGTTTACCCATACTTTCGCGGTGCCGGCGGCGGTGCGTCCGAGGATGCGGTTAGGGTCGTGGTTGAACAGGGCGCGGATGTCGCTCAAGGCCAGGGCTTCATCGAATGCGCCGGGCGCAATCTCTTCTTCGAACCAGCCGATGTCCGTGCGTTGGTTTACCACAGCGGCAATGCCGGTTACCTCGGCCGGGAATTCTTGCCCTTCGGCCATGCGCAGCTCCACGGTTCCGGTGAACGTGCGGCGCTCTATATTTTGTTCAGTTGTTTTGCTCATGTCTTAATTGTTGCCGTCGGGGTTATTGGTCTGCGCCTCGGCTTGCGGGGCTGCGTCAATCTTGCTCTGAATCCACGGGCGCATCATGTCCGACGGTACAAGGTTCGATTCTGTGTAGGTCGTTTCGCCGCCGGCCATTGGGTTAAAGTCTTCCAGGCTGCGGGCTTCGTTGGGGGAAAGCCAGCCGCCACGGATGCCCATGTTGTAATATTCGGCCCGGCTCTTTGCGTCGGCCCTGAGTAGGCTGTTGAATACGAACTTGAAGTAATAGGCGCCTTTCTCCGCTTCCGTGGTCAGCTTGCGGCGCAGCTCCTGTTCCATCATCGTGACGGTTGGCAGGATAGTTTGTGTGTAGAAGTCCTGCGCTTGCTGTTCAACTGAGGATTTAATGCCGCTGCTGTCTGCGCCGATCATGTAGGCGGGTACTCCGAACATACGGGCAATGTCTTCAGCGCCGTATTTCCGGGCTGCGATAAATTCGGCTTCCTGCGGTGAAAGGTTCAGCTGTTCAAGATCGGTGCCGTCGGGTAGCACGGTAACAGGGTCGTTGCCTTCCAGTACGTTAATAAATGTCTGCTTGGTTTTCTGCGCAGCTTCCACGGACGGCTGTGCGCCCTTCCACTTGATAGCCCACTTCAGGCTCGCGTTTTTACCGTAGAAACGGGCCGTGCTGCGTTCAGCGCCTATGGTAATTCCGAGGCTATTGGCGTGAAGCTGGATGGGGTTCAGGCCGGTAGTCAGGTCGTCGGCCGTCATGCCGCGAAAGTGTACCATGTCGATTCCGGCGATAGGTTCGTCGCGGCCTTCGATGTGGTACAGAATACCCGTAGGTGTCAGCTGCGCCTTTACCCGCTTTGTCGGGATGGGGTTTAGCTCGACTGGGCGCTGGGTTGTGGGGTCACGGGTAATAATCGCGTAGGCATTGCCGGTCAGCTTGAGCTGCATTGCCATCCATTGCACGAACTCGTATCGGGTCTGCGCTTCGTTGGGTTCGTTGATGAGGTAGGATAGCGGGTGTGCGTTATCTACGAATTTTGATCCGTCGGTATTGGTTCCATAAAACCGCAGGGGCATACTTGCCACCGATTCCGCGATCACCCGGACGCACGCATGAACCGCAGCCAATGACAGCGCGGCTTGTTGGTTTACGCGTACACCCTCGCCGGTCCCACCCGTGACGGAGCGTATAGCGTCGATAAGCCATTGCGTAGGGGCCGCAAGCGAAGAGCGCCGCTCCTGAGTCAGGGCAGCAGCGCGGGTAATGTTTAGCCCCAGCAATCGCACGGGGCAATATTAGAATAGGTTTGTTTAGGTTCGCGTAAACTTTGTTTACTTTTTACTTTGGCGGATGAAAGAACGGCTGCGCCAGGCACTCTGCAAAGTATTCGCCGCCCTGCGTCCAATGCCTGTCAAAGGGTGTGGTGCGCTCGCTGTGGCTGTACCGCGCAATAACGTAGCGGTCGGGCGTTTGGCTGTCCCAAAATATAGCCCATTGGCCGGGCGTAAGGTCGGGGCGGATGTAGTCGTATTGGGTTTGCATCGTTTTCCTGATGTTAGGAAGGTGATATAGTTATTTCGCCAAGGCTGGTCATTGGGCAAGCCGCGTGACGGCGGTCATGCGGCAGATTCTCCCAAACTTGCAAACCTAAATCAATATGAAGCCGTTCAGCAAGGCCGCAATCTACCCGTCCGTATTCATTATCATTGTTTGCGAATGGGCATTCAAAGCAGTTTTTTACTTCGATTTTCATAGTGACCGGGGCAGGACTCGAACCTGCAATATCATCTTGCTTTTAGGCTTGATTCTGCGCTACCAATTCCGCCACCCGGTCAAGTGCCGGTCTTTCCCGGCTGTCAGTCAATCACACCCCTTTGTTTCATGCGGCACACAAAAACTCAGCCGCTCCGCGAATCTCTCGCGGCAGCATTCAGGGTTATCTTGCGCGGCGGCTGCGCCATACCCTCATGCACTCGG